GCAATGGCGTCTGGAGATAGCGTACCGTTGTCGCGCAGTTGGTGCTGCAAGGACATTGGGTCGAGACCTGCACGTGTGACGACGTCGCGGACGTCAGCATTCGAGGCTTTCTCTACGTTCTCACGCTCCTCTGGGGTGACCTTGCCCTGCTGCATACGGTACTCAAGTTCCTTGGCATGGTTTTGCCAGTCATACTGACCGGTTTCCTTGTTGTAGAACTTCTCTTGACCGCCTTCAGGCATCTCAGCAACGGGGACGTCATCTGGCTTGTCCAGAGTGACGAGCACCTCTTGATTGGCAAACTTGTCTGCCATCTGCTGGTTGTATTCTTCTGAGCCGGGAGCAACTTGATTTTGATCCATTGTGATTCCTTATTGTGGAGTCGTTGCTTGCGCGGCCATTGCGTTTGCTGCATGGCCCCCAGCCGCCTGAGCGAACTGTTGAGCACCTGCTTGCATCGCGGCTTGCTGCGCTTGCTGTTGTTGAATTTGCTGCACTTCCGCTTGGGAGCGCACAGCATCTGGGAGGTTTAAGCCATAGAAGGCTTTGCTTAGGAGGGTGTCGAACTTGATGTAATTCAAGACCTCTGGAGGCAGACCACCGATGAACTGAAGTGCCGTCTGGACGCGGTTGACGTCCTGCTCACGACCAAGTGTTTCAAGGCCGGTGAGGATGACAGGCTCAACGAGACCTTCAGGCCACGCTGGTAACTTCTTGTCACGCTTCATTTGCAGCAGTAGACGCTTCAGACGGGACTGTTGCATCTCCATGTTGAGTTGCGAGTAGACACCGCCGAGAGTTCCCTCGAGTTCTTCAGTCATGCGACGAACCTCAAAGGCCGTAGTACGCTCAGAATCACGGACTGTCGCAGCACCCATCAAGAATGCTTGCGAGACTTCGCGAGTCTGACGCTCCAGTTCAGCAGCACACAGTTGCATACCGCTGTTGTTCTGGAACTGCATCATGACAATATCTTCGGGGTTACCGACGATCACATCACCGTTGTCAGCTTTCGTGAACTTGCGTCGAAGGTTGATACCTCCGGCCGCGTTCGGACGAATCATGACCACGTTGCGTGATGCCATCGCAGCACCATCGAGCATGGACTTGGAGAGACCGTCGATGGCACGTAAGTCTGGAAGATGCTCTTCGACTTTGCCACGACCATAATCCTCACCAATCACTGAGGTGTAACGCAGAGCGTTGTATGGAAGAACGTCGTACTTGCCTTTTGTACCTGACACCTGCTTGCCGTTGATCTCTTGGTACACATCGAAGAAGCCACCCTTGTTCCACTTGAGGTGGGTGTAGAGGGGGACACGACTCTGTGTGAAATCGTCTGCGGCCACAAGTGCCCGCGCGGCATCTGGAAGTGCCTCTGGCGACAAATACTCTTCCGTGATGATCTCTTTGACAGCACCCGTCATGTCACGACTGATGCAATACTGATCGAGTCGGAAGATGCGAATGGTGTTGTCTGGTTGCATGAACTCCAAGCAGTTGCCAGTTACGAGCAAATACTGAAGTGCAAGGTTTGTCGAGCGCCGCCACTGCTTGCGCTCGATCTCTGATTGAATTAGTTTCTCGGACAAGACGAGACCTTGTTCGATGTCCGTGCTTACCGCCATATCCCCCGACATGATTCGCGCCTCTGGAGGCACATCCAACTTAAAGCTGGGTTTGCCGGGTGGATACATAGCCACCATGAGGCGCGAGGCGAGGCTCACGACTGCTCGTGCGCCTAGACCTTGGTACGGTTCCGGAAGGACAGCAAACTCGTTGTGTCCTTCCGGAGGCATCAAAGCCGGGAGAGTAAGAGCGGCACAGTCACGGGCACGTCGCAGGTACGGATCGCGCTTTCGCTTCATCATCTCGTACCGAGACTTGGCTGTTGACTCTGCCATTGATTACTCCTTATTGGTTGGTATTGATACCGGTACCCACTGGCGTTGAATTGCCAGTCCCTAACTCGATACGAAGCTGACCGCGTTGCGTGCCGGATTGCTGCTTGCGTCGTTGTGCTTCGGTGTAAGCCGCTGCGTCAGGAAGACGACTTGCGCTTGCACTTGGAGCCGTAGGAGCAGGAGGGGGAGGTGGAGCCTCCTGCTGAGGAGGGGGAGAATAGCCGCCGCCACCACACATAGTTATACCTTCTTTCTAAAAACGTAGGCTCGATGACCGAAACCTAACTTTTCAAATAATTTCGCAGTGCGCTCCTCTTGAACACCAGTGGAGACGCCGATGGTTATATCCTTTGCACCGATCTTCTTGGCCCACTCTTCGTAGGCTTTGATAAGTCTCGGTGCGGCAGAGCCACCACGGTGTTCTGGATCGACGTAGAGGATTAGGTCACTACTCACTAGGTGGTTACCGAAGAAATGTTCGTGTGCCACACCAGCGAATACACCAATGATTTTGTTGTCATCCTCAGCTACGAAGAGACACCATCGATCAGGACGCGCTACTTTGAAATCCCAAATTGAACGTGCCTTGGTTTCATCGAAATCGAAATCTCTAAACCAAGACTCTTTGTGCATAGCCGCGCCTAGCGACGCAGCGTATTGCACATCCTCATGAGTCATCTCTCGAATTTTCATCTTCTCCCTCCACATATTCGTTCTTCATTGCGACGAGGTCATCGATGAATTCACGCACGGCGCTGTAGCGCTGGGCATCAATCATGTCTTCCCCACGGCCGATACAGCGGTGGGGGTATAACTCGTCAAGTGTTTCAATAAAGGCAACGACTGATTCCGTGAAGGAAACGTCCGGTAAATCTTCTTTGTTACTCATGGGCAGAAGCCTCCTCTGTAAGGTACTTCCACGCCACGGGGTACAGACGACTCAGGATTTTTCCCCACTCCACAGCCAAATCTTGAATCTCTTTTTGGGCGTGGCTGTCGATGCGTTGGCGATAGGCCCGGGCGTATGCCGACAGGGAACCCGTGACGTAATAGGACGTCATGGCGCTCTGCGGCAGAACCATGCGGGCTTGCTCAGGGGCAACCCCAAGATCGAGCAGAGACGCATAGGCCGATTCAGACGTGAGCAAGAGGTGGTGGTAGACCGTATTCAGAACTTCTTGATCTGGGTGGTCTCCGGCGCTCCCCTGCTTGATGCTGCCTTCGGGCTTCTTGCGCCACTTTTCGGGCCAGAAGTACGACGGCTCGTCGGACACATAGCGCCGACTCACCTCGTTGTAGACAAAACCCACCATGTGCTTAAAGCGCTGGCGGGCCACAAAGATTGGAACCTCCTCACGCAGGGTGATCTGCGGGTGGGCGAAGGGTGTCCAGTGATCATTGTCAGCGAGGTACTTGATCAGTCCCTCGTCCTTGTCCACCATGACGGAGGCCTCTTTGTTGAAGCTGACGCGGGCGGCGTTCACCACCCGTAAGTCATTCCCCATGTGGTCAATCAAGTCAACCTTGATGCTTACTGCGTTCATTCTTTTTCCTTAAAACTTAGACACCGGCGCTTATAGCCCCAGTCGGTATCGGTGGGTGACTTTGGTTTGTAGAACCGGATCGTGTATCGCTGGGTGCAATACGCTTTCGGTGGTGGGTCACCGGCCGACGGAAAGAATTCTTCTTGGACGTAGCGGAGATGACCGCACTCGTCGCAGTTACTCGCTTTCATTGTTCCTCCTCGAAAGGATCAACCTCACCCTCGTCCACCTTCATCAGG